TTCTAATTCCCTTTGCCTTATCTTCTGTCACTCTTGCTGTCTGACATAACTTTTCAAGCGTTGTTCCGCACCATGTCATAATTCCGCTTTTAAGGGTGGCTTCCTCTTCCGTAATAATTACTTTGGAAACTTTACCCATATCATCTTTTGCTTCGTAAAACTCCGGTGCATACTCAATTTCCGCACCGCCCTTAATATGCCCCAGGCGGTTATCTTCTGTTTCAATCACCGCATCATCCGGGATTGCTTCGTTTGTTCCCTGGAAGTCTGTACAATACAAATCTCCGCTACCTAAAACAATGCTTTCTTTGTCCATTCTTATTTCCTCGCTTTCCTCAATAATCCCGTGACTTCGTAGGCCGTTTGAAAACATTCCTCACTATCCACATAAGCCACAAATTTAACATAGTCCACATCATGTAAAACCTCGTTTTCAATCCGTGTTCTGATTTCTTCCGCCGCTTCATCATCTGCAACGGTGTAAAGTTCCAATTGCCAATCATCCGCCATTAGATTATTTGGTCTACTATCCGCCCCGGCGGTTGCTTCCCGTGGCAAAAGGTAAACCATGTAAGGTAATGGCGGCACGGGGTTTTCTAAAGTCCCCTCAAAGGCGTTTTTTGTTATGGGTAGTCCCAGGCTTTCCGCCCTCTCTGTTAATACTGCTGCCGTTGCCATTTTTACCCCCTTAATTTGCTTTCAATCTTTCCGGTTACCATTTCGCCCAATTGTTCATTGACCGGGGCAATGTGGCTAAATGCCTTTACACGGCCCCCTTTTCTGCTTTGGTGTCCGTTTTCCAAAAGGTGGGTTAATTGGTAATGCTTCTTGTTATAAACGCTATATCCATTTAACCCGGTAACTACACTTGTCCGGCTTCCTCGCTTGTCAACCGCCCAATCTTTTGTGTATGCTCCGGTTCTTTCCTGGTACGGTCCGCCTTTTTTTAACATTTCTGCGGCTTCTTTTGCCGTTTCCTGGAAACTGTCATTTGCTGCGTTTATCACTTCCGCATTGAAATTTTCCAATTCTTTTTTTATTTCTTCGTCCAGGCTATCAAGTGAAACTTTCAACCTTTCCCCACCCTTTCCGCAATATACAACTCTGTTTTTCCGTTGCTCTTCGGTCCGTAGGTTCTATATACTGCATAACGCTTTCCGTCTATGGAAACTTCCGTTTGCCCGTCATATTCAAAGTCCCAAACTTCCAATTGTGATGTTGCTTTATAACCCAATTGCCCGGCGGCTGCGAACTCGTCACGCCCCACCGGGTTAATTGATGCTATTACTTCCGTTTCCTGGTATTCTGTTTGGTTCTTTTTAATCAATAGTTTTATTGGCTTCTCTATGATACCCACCGCCTTTTATCTTGGTACACATTGCATTATAGGATGCAAGTAACTGTGTCTGATTATCCGGGCTTCCAAAATTAGCGTGACAATATAACAAAACGGCTTCAATGATTAAGGGGTCTTTTATGTCTGCTTCATCCAAATAGGAACTATGCACACCGATACGTTTTAAGTCTGCAAGGGCAACTTCTACAAGCTGCCCCACATCTTCATCCAACATATCACTTGATGTTTTTCTAATTCTCAATTTGGCTTTCGCAATCAATTGTTCCTTTGTCATGCTTTAGCCGCCTTTCTCTTACGCTGCCGGGTTCTTTACACGGATAAATCCGTTTCTTGCAACGACATTTCCGCCCATGAATACGCAACCCTTGTAGCAAATCTGGCCGGACTTAAACTTGTAATCCGTAGATTTTGCCGTTTCAATATCAGAGAATACGGCAACCTCGTAATTGGATAACGGACCGTAAGCCATACAATAAGCATTTTTTGTTCCGCCAATTTCTGCACAAGCGGAGTTGATGATATAAGGCACTTCGTCAATTGTTCCGGTATTGCCATGGTTTACGATTGTATAAACCTTTCTGCCCTGTTTATCTCTTAACTTGGCAAACTTCTTTAAGTCTTTCTTACTAAGGATTAACACGGCTACATCCTCTACCTCTTCATCCCCACCGTAGGAATAAATAATCTCGTCCAGGGTATCATCTGCAACGGCGGTAATGGTTGTAATGTCCGTGTTGCGGTCAATAATATCATCACTTTCGCTTGCCGGATTATAGAAAATTCCCTTGAATTTTCCGCTTGTGCCGTCCCCTACCAAAATCTGACGGGATGCGTAACGGCGGATTGCTCTTGTAATGCTATCTTCAATAACGCCGTCATAATCTGCATCCGTTAATTTCTGCATTTCTTCCGGCTCTTCGGCGTATGCTGTGATTTTCTCTCTTGCAATCTCTGCGTAACCAAATTCCGGTTCAGATGTGTTGTAATCTGCTCCCTCTGCGGTGCTTCCGGCCCCGTCCCCGTATGACTTCACATAAGGACGGCTATATGTTTCGCCGCCTACAAGCGGAATAGTTGTAACACGGTCAATAAGGGATGATACGTTGTTAAATGTCGGTGCAATGTCCGGGCTTGTATGGTGTGGCATAACAACGCCCGTTGTGGTGGAAAGTGCCGCCATAGGTTTAGCAATCTTCTTTGCGTTGTATGTGGTCTTTGCTCCGGCTTTTAATGCCTTACCGCTCTTTGCTCTTGCCTGGTCTTTGACCTCTGCACCCTCTCCGGCGTTTCCGTCCGGTCCTTCGCCCTCTCCGGCTGCTGCCTGGGCTGCCTTTGCAAGTTCCTCACGGGCTTTAATCTCGTCCAGGATTTCCCCAATGGTCCTTGCTTCGTCCATGAGGGCGGTTAATTCCTCGCCGCTCTTGTCCTGAGCTTCTTTACCCACGGTAACAAGGCGTGCTTTTAACTCTTTCTTGCTCATTTTCATTAACTGTTCTCTGTTCATGCTGCTTTCCTCTCTTTCTTACTCCATATGTTGAATTGTTAATGCTGCAATTTTGCTTCTGATTTCTTTTTCTTTGGCTGCTGCCTGGTCCTTGGTATCGTCCGGCGGATTTCCCCCGGCTAATGCTTCCGGCGTGTTCTTGCAATATAATTTCGTGTAGTCCTGGACTGCTGCAACGGCGGTATTTTCTTCTCCCACCGACACGTTAAAGTATTTTGCGGCTTCCTCGCCGCTCAACCATGTTTCTGCTTCCATTAACTCTTTTATCTGCTCGATTGTTACGCCCTCTGCTAAATGTTCCTCGTAGATGCTCCAAATTCCGGCTTCTATGGCTTCCAATGTGTCCGCCATTTTGCGTAATTCGTTAGCGTTGCCCTCGCAATCGCACCACGGCTTATGTATCATCAAATAGGCGTTCTTTGGAATTGTTGGTTTGTCACTATCCACAAACGGAAAAAGTGATGCTATCGAACCGGCCAGGGCATCCACAAAACAATGTTTCTTTCCCTGGTAGCGTTTAAGCATATTGTAAATAGCAATTCCGGCAAATACCGAACCGCCGCCGCTATTGATGTAAATGTTTAAATCTCTGCCGTTTGCTTCTGCAAGGAAATTTTTGATTGCATCCGGGTATTGGTCCTCTTCTTGCCATGCTCCCCACCAATCCGAAACAATATCCCCGTAAAAATAAAGGTCCGCCGTTGTATCTGTGATGTTTTTAATCTCACAAAACGGCTTTACGGTTGCGGTCTTGGCATTTTTGCACGCAATAAACTGTTTTATCTGTGGCATTTCCATTAACCCCCTTTCATAATCTGCATATAGGCACGGGCGGCCGCTTGCATTGCCCGTTTTTCTCTGTCATTTGCTCCGGTATCATCCGGCGGCTCGTTCTGCTGCCCTACCTGGTACAATGATTGGTCCCCAACCTTGACATAGTTTAGAGATACCAACCTTTGGTCCCCGTCCTCTACCGGGCCGTAATACATAAGTTCTCTGTATTCGTTAATTGTCAACGCTCCACGGTCAAACATTCCGCCGCCTATGGTTTCCCTTGTCTGCAATGTGGCATACTGTAAAAGGTTTGCCACAAAATCAATGCGGTTTCCGTAACCAATTTCACGGGGCGTTAAGAGTTTAAATGTAAACTCATAGGACAATTGCACGCTGATAGGTTCAATTACATTCTCGTAAAATGAAATAAACTCGGTATCGTTTAGCGTGGAAGTCAATATTTTGTCATTCACGCCGTAATAACGATATATGTTATCCCGTAAGAATGTAATTTGGTTTGTCGGTATGCTCGGCGTTCTCTGTGAGATTTCTTTAAACTCCACCGTGTTATCAATTGCGGCAATTCCCCCGGCGTTGTCCTTGTTCATATAGGAATCCTGGAAGTTCCGGGCTATTTCTTTCAATTCTTCATCATCTGCGATATTGTTATATTTCAAATACCCGGCTAAAGAATTTGAACGGTTTACAATGTTCTTTATGGTTTCCCCGGATGTTTCTATGAGGTCCAGGCTTCTTTTTAACTCCATATCCGGCGTTGTTCCCAGGAAACGGCGTTTATTATATCTCGCCTTAACATGGATTACATTTTGGTATGGCACGGTGTACGTTTTTCCGTCATAATCCCAACGGAAGCGGAAAAGGATGTTATTTTTATCATCCTCAAAAATCCTATATGATGTTGTGGTAATCGGTTGGATGCTCTCAACCCTGGTAAAATCCTTGTTCCAAAAAATCACGGAAAAGGAATTGGATGTATAAACCAAATCAACGGCAATACGGTATAAAAAATCATAGGTTGACATTTCCGGGCATGGGCGTAAAGATAAAAGCCTTGCAATGTAATCATTTTTAATTACCATGCCTTTTTCATCCTTACGGATTACCTGGGGTTTCAACTTGCCAACATTCTTTCCGATTGCATCCGCAATTGCTCCCACAATGTCATTATCCCGTAATGTTCCCGTTGGCTCATACTCTCCACGGCTCAATAGTAGGGGTCTGTACTTTGCCCGGAATGAATTTAATACATTTGCGATAATTCCCGTTTTCTTCTCCCCCTTTCTTCAAAAATAGGGCCAGTTTTCCCACACCAACATTCTATAATGTTTCGTGTTGAAATTCTGACCCACTTTAATACTGCTGCCGCAACGCATTTTCCCTTGCATCTATGCGGTTTCTTTGCTTATATTCAATAATTTCTTGCCTATCTCATTGTGGTACTTGGAAACCATTGTGAGGGCATCAAACACACTCATAGCCCCGTCTATCCTCATACGCTTTTCAATTTTTACGGGTTTCATTCTGCTATCGTTTAGGTTAATATCCACCGCCACGTTAAGGAAATGTGCCGCCAACATGGAATTGTCCCCAAAATCAAAAAGCCCGTCTTTTAAATTCCCCTCAAACTCATGTAATACAGGTGTGAGGTTCGTTCCCTGGTATACATCATCCGTGTGAAACCCGGCGGTTTTCAAATCTTCCACAAGGTAATTTGCCGAATACCTATCATAGCCGATTTTTAGCGGTTTGATTTTATACACTTTCACAAGTTCGATAAACCAATTGTAAACATCCTTATAGTCCACCTGGTTTTCCCCGGATATGAACAAAAAACCCCGGTCCCTATATATGTTGTACGGCGTGTTGTCCTCGTTAATTGCCACTTCATACCGCTTTTGTGGCATATAAAACCGTGTGAATATATGGTTTATTCCGTCCCGGTTTATTACAATGCTTGCTGCGGTTAAATCCGTGGTTCTTGATAGGTCGATACCGCCCACACAATAGCATCCTTTAAAATCTTCCAGGGATAACGGCTTTTCTTCGTGTACGCATTTCATAACATCCCAATAATCCAACCATGCCACGGCTGAATTTTGTTTGATGTTACAAAACTTTGTCATAAACTCAACCTTTTTCGAGATTGAATTTCTT